AGAGGAGACAGCAACCGTCGAGGAGGGCGGAGAGCAGGCGGGTACAACCGACGCTCCGCAGCCGGAGCCGTTACCGCTGGATATGGAAAAGGTTACGCTCACACTTTGGGCGTTGGTAAATTACGAGGCATAAGGAGGAAAAGAGACAATGAGTAATTTTGATTTATCGAGCCTTGCGCTCGCTTCTGCATTCCCTACGAACAAAATTCTGACAGACGACAAAAGGCTGCCGTCTGTCATGGTTTACATTCCGAAATTTAAGATGTCAGACGTTATCGACGGAGCCGGGGACAGCACTCACCCGGCTTTTATTGTCAATGGAGTTGAAAAGGACGGCATTTACATTTCCAAGTACCAGAACGTCGCATACAACAACAGAGCCTACTCGCTGCCGGGTGAAGACCCGAAAGTAAGTATCACGGCAGACACCGCCCGTAAATACTGCGAGGACAAAGGTGCAGGCTGGCACATGATGTCCGCTATGGAATGGGGCGCACTTGCTTTATGGTGCAAGAAAAACGGCTGGATGCCTTGGGG